GAGCTATACCTTGGTACTGGAAAAGTGTTTAGACACGCTCTAGCCCTTCCTACACCGTACAAAGACAATCGTGATGATCTAATCAAACCTTTACAACTTGCAGATGTCAGACGTTACTTGCAAGTTAAGCACAAAGCACAATTGATTAAAGGTATTGAAACAGATGATATGATTACAATCAGAGCTTACGAAGAGTTAGCAAAAGGTAATTATCCGATCATTGCTTCTGCAGATAAAGATGCACAACAATCTCAAGGTGTAGAAGTATTAAACTTTGGACAAGAAGAGTGGCAAGGTAAAGTTATTCCAACTGTAGGGTCGTTATGGAAAGATAAAAGTGCTTATAAAGGTGAAGGTTTGAAGTTTTTAGCACTGCAAGTACTCTCAGGTGATACTGCAGATACCTATAAAGGTTATCAACTATCTAACGTATCTTACGGTCCAGCTAAAGCTATGAAAGCACTAGAGAAAACAACTACCGAGAAAGAAATTCTTGAGGTATTGATCAGTGAATTTAAACGATTATATCCTGAACCTTTTAGTTATACTGATTGTCATGGTGTAGAGCATACTGAAGTTGATTGGTTTGACATGCTGCAGATGTATTGGAGTTGTGCGTACATGAAACGCAGCATAGACGATGAAAGTAGCTTTATTCAATTTGCAGCAGAAAGAGGTGTATATGTCTGAAGAGTCATTAATTTATCGTTTAAGAAAACGTGCAGAAATTCGTAGAAGTATTAACTCTCGAAAGTCAGTACAAGAAGGTAAACCAGATAGAATCTCTGATTTACTTGAAGAAGCTGCTAATGAAATTGAACGATTAGACAATATACTAGTATATCCAGAGTACAGAAGTTCATGGAATAACAATGACAATTGATTTATATAATACAGCAGACGTTAAAAAGGTAAGAGAGCTACTTACAAAAGAACAAAACAATAAATGCGCTGTAACTGGTTTAGATATTCCAGTTAAGCAGCATGTTCTTGATCATAACCATGATGAAACACAGCTTGTAAGGGGTGTATTACATCGTCAGGTTAATGCTTTTGCAGGTAAAGCTGAAAATGCCTTTACACGATTAATTGCTTGGTGGTATCCAAATGATTTACCTACCTTGTTAAGAGAGTGTGCTGACTATCTTGAGAAGGAACCGGATAGTCGCTATAGACACAACGGTTGGATCAAAAAGATTAATACACAATTTAATAAGCTAAAAGAAGCACAAAAAGATTCTGTATTAATTGCTTTAGGTAAACCTGCAGGTAAGAACGCAGCAGAGAGGAAAAAGTTATTTCAAACCAGTATCTTGACAAAGCAGTTTAGCTATGATACAATTCGCTGCATTATTAACGATTTAAAGGAGTAAGATGAAAATCAAAGTAATAGACTGCAAAGATGCTCTGCTATGGTACGCTAAAAGAATTGGTGAAGAATTCAACGTAGAGTTTATTGATGATAAAGCTTATTGGTCACGAGAAGGTGGAACATATAATGCTCTAAATTGGATTAAAAAAGAAGATGCAACAGTTACGGAAGGTAATGTACAGTGAAATATACAACGGATATTATTGAAAACATTTGGAATATGAAAACGGCAGGTTACTCTTCAAGAGCAATTGCACAATCTTTAGGTATTAGCAAATCAGGTGTAAACGATCTTTTTCAACGCAATAGTGCACACCCTGAGTTACGGTATGATCCCTCTGAAGTAGCATTTCGCAGCGATGGACCAAGGATTCTAATCTTTGATACAGAAACTGCAGCAGCTACTGCACTTACCTTTGGGCGCTTTAAGGTTAACTTATCACAAGACAATATCTTAGATAACGGTGGATGGATTTTGTGTGCTTGCTGGCGCTGGTTAGGTAGCAATGTCACAGAAAGTATTTACCTTACACCACAAGAAGTGCAAGCTAAAGATGATAGTCGCATTGTTGCAAAATTATTTGAACTATACGAAGATGCTGATGCAGTACTAGCACATAATAGTCTAGGTTTTGATCACAAAGTTGTACAAGCTAGAGCAATCTTTAATAACTTTCCACCATTACCACAAGTTAAAGTATTGGATACACTGCAGTTAGCACGTAAGTATCTAAAGCTACCAAGTAACCGATTAGATGCGATTGGTGAATTCTTTGGATTAGGTCGTAAGGTATCAACTGGTGGTATTTCACTATGGCGTAAAGTCCAAGAAGGTGATGTACAAGCTATGAAAGATATGGTAACGTATTGCGAACAAGACGTAGATTTGCTGTATGATATCTACTTGCGTACTCGTCAGTTAGGTCGTGCAGGTTCAGACTTCAATGCTGCTTTATACTATGATGACGATCAAATTCGTTGCCGTGTATGTGGTAGTGCAGATGTTGAACTTACAGGTCGCAACGTAACAACTTCAGTAAGCATCTTTGAAGAAGTCCGTTGTAATGATTGTGGTGCTGTGCATCGTACTCGTAAAACAACAGCTTCAAAACAAAAAAGAAAAAGCTTGATTGTGTAATGCAATTTATGCTATAATTACTGCTAGTTCCAAACCCCGGCTAACAACCGGGGATTTTTTACATCTTGAAAGGATAACAAATGATAGATTACAATATTTCAGACTTCCAAATGGACTGCTATGCATTTAATGAAATTGCAGGTAAGCACAATAAAACTACACTAGAAGATATTGAGTTTCAGTACAAACTTATCTTAGAAGAAACCAAAGAGATCAAAGATAAAGGCATCGATAAGAACAATGTCAAAGAAGTACTAGATGGTGCTATCGATGTAATGGTTACTGCTCTAGGTTTACTACAAAAGCTAGAACACCTTGGTATAGACGTTAACAAAGCAATGCGAGATACAGCATATAATAATCTGACAAAGTATCCTTCAAAAGAACTAACTGCAATTCAATCAGCAATGATGTATGAAGAAGAAGGTTGCGTAGTAAAAGTAGAGTACAATTCAGAGTATGAACTGTTTGTTGTTAAGAACTGGAACGATAAGGTTATGAAGCCAATTGGTTTTGAATCTAATGATCTATCTAACTGTATTCCTAAAGACTTGTTAGAGAATGGTTTTGTGACAGGAGATTAAGATGAAAAGTATTACACAGGATATACAAGAATGGAATGCATCAGAGATCAAACTCTTTCAAGATGCAAATGAAATTACGGTACAAACTCCCGGTACTAAATACGATCAAGGTAAGTTGCAATATACATTAGTACCTCCGTATGCATTACAAGAAGTTGCACGTAATCTAACTGAAGGTTTAAAGAAGTACAAAGAGCGTAATAACTGGCAGAAGGTAGAAGGTGCTGAACAACGCTACATGGATGCTCTTATGAGGCATTTTGAGGCTATTAGAAGGGGTGAAATCTATGATGTAGATAGCAGTGACCCAACTATCAGTCACATGTCTGCTGTAGCCGTTAACGCAATGTTCTTACTTGAATTTATGTATAACCCCGAACTGAAAGGTAAAGTATGAACTTTTTATTAGTTATTTGTGCAATTGTTATTATTTGTGTTGTAGTATTAATTTATACTGCAGCACATAAGATGATTCAAGAAAATAAAACTCTGCATTCTATAGATGAAGATGCAGATGACAACCTTGATTTACCCAAAACCCTGTGATATAATCACTATTCTCTAATTTTTAAAGGTAGTACATGAATAAAAAATTAAAGTTCCCTCCCCGCCCAAACGCTATCGTAGCATTGTGTATTATTTCAGAATCTGAGATAGTAAAAGTAATGCCCAATTACTCAGCACAGTTTGAAAATGAAGAGATTAAGTTTAAAAGCTTTCTATATTCTTTAGGTATGGATATAAATAAGCCGTTTGAACGCCAAGATGGACTGCAGCACCGTAATCGATTTAATGAAATTGTAGTGTGCAGTAGGTGGGTAGGTTCAGAACGAACAGATGAAGCTTGGATTCACAGTGGTTATGCTAGTAAAGCAGCTATTGATAAAGCAAGTGGAAGTAAGTTAACAGAAGATGTTTACCGTTCAAGATATGAGACAGAAGATGCACAAGCTATGTTAGAAGCTCGTGACAAATATAATACAACCACAGAGGAAGAATAATGCTAGAAAAGCACCTGTTGCCAATTAATGAAAGACAAGAACCTATTGAGTTCGCAGATCAACAATTAAAAGTATTTTGGCTACCAGATGAAATTAAAGTAGAGAAAGATATTCAAGATGTACTAGTAAACTTTACACCTGCAGAAAAACATGCTGTAATTACTACATTGAAACTATTCAGTATCTACGAAACACACGCAGGGTCCGAATATTGGGGTGGACGATTTAAGAATATGTTTGATGGTGCAGAATTCCATCGCATGGCTTCCGTCTTCTCTATGTTTGAACTTGCGGTACATGCACCGTTTTATAACAAGATCAACCAACTGCTGCACATTGATACACCTGAGTTTTACACATCGTATTTAAATGATCCTGTAATGAAACAAAGAGTAGAGCACATTGGTGAGATTATCGATCATGATGATGATTTGATTTCATTAGCAGCTTTTTCGATGGTTGAAGGAGTTATTCTTTATTCATCGTTTGCATTCTTAAAGCATTATCAATCTCAAGGTAAGAACAAGTTAATGAACGTAGTGCGTGGGATTAACTTCTCAGTGCGTGACGAGAATATGCATTCAATGGGTGGAGCGTGGGCTTTTAAGTACAAGCTTGATCAAGTAAAGCAAACTATCTCACCTGACTCTTTTGAAATTTATAAAGCAGCAATTGAATATCAGGTTCGATGTGTAGCACAAAAGCTATATGAGCATGAATGCCAGATTATCGCTAAGTTGTTTGAGCAAGGTGAAATTAAAGGTATTACTGCACATCAACTAGAAAACTTTGTACAATCAAGAGTAAACGAGTGCTTGAAGCAGTTGGGTTTTGCTAAAGAGTATGATGTAAAGTACAATCCCATAAGCGAATGGTTTTATAAGGGTATCAATGACTATACCTTTAATGATTTCTTCAGTGGTATGGGTAACCAGTATCATCGCAATTGGGACAGTGCAGGATTTGTTTGGAAAAAGGAAACCAATGAGTAATATTTATAAAGAGTTAAGTGTAGAACGTAAGAGTCTACAAGAGCAAGGTTTGGTTCCCGAGTGGTACACAACTGCAGGTTATCAGATGTTTAAGGACAAGTATGAATATCAAACTGAAGGTCGTTCTGTTAGAGGTCAGTTTGAACGCATTGCAAAGACTGCAGCAAAGCATGTACCAATGCTCACACAGGCTGAAGAACAGTTCTTTAACCTTCTTTGGAAGGGTTGGTTATCTCCTAGTACTCCTGTGCTTGCTAACATGGGTACGACTCGTGGGATGCCTGTATCGTGCTCAGGAACGATAGCAGATGACTCTGTAGATGGTTTCTATAGTAACTTACATGAAGTAGCAATGCTGACTAAATACGGTTTTGGTACAGCTACTGATCTAAGCTCTATTCGTCCCCGTGGTTCTGCTATCAGCGTAGGCGGTAAAGCTAGTGGTGTATTACCTGTTATTAAAGAGCACGTTAATGCAATGCGTAATATTGCACAAGGTACTGCACGTAGAGGCGCATGGGCTTTTTACTTGGATATTGAGCACGGTGACTTTAATGAAATTGCTGATCATATCTTAGCTGAACCTGATGATTTAAATGCAGGATGGACAATTCGCCAAAGCTTTATCGATAGACTAGAAAACGGTAATCAAGAAGCAATTGAGCGTTTCCAAAAAGCAATGAAGATTAAAATGGTAACTGGTAAAGGTTACTTCTTCTTCATTGACAAAGCAAATGCTAAACGTCCAGTTACTTATGTAGACAATGGATTGATGATTAACAACTCACAGTTATGCTCTGAGATTATGTTATTCAACGATTAGGACCATACATATACTTGTGTGCTATCTTCAATGAATGCAGCTAAACGCAGAGAATGGAAAGGTACAGACGCTGCTTATTGGGCTACCATCTTCTTGGATTGTGTAGCGTCAGAGTTTATCGAACGTGCCAAAGGTATTCATGGTTTAGAGAAAGCTGTGCGATTTACTGAAAAGAGTAGAGCACTTGGTTTAGGTCTATGCGGCATTCATACCTTGTTCATGCAAGAGATGCTACCGTTTGAAGGTTTTGATGCACACAGATTAAGTCAAGATATTCAAGCTGACATTTGGGAACAGGCACAAAAAGCTACCAAGGATATGGCTGTACTCTTGGGTGAACCTGAGTGGTGTAAAGGTTATGGTATTCGTAATACGCACTTAATTGCTATTGCACCTACCAAATCTACTGCATTATTAATGGGTGGTGTATCTGAAGGTATTAATCCTGATCCAGCTATGAGTTATAATCAAACTACTTCTGCTGGTGAGATTGATCGCTTGAATCCTGTACTACTTGAACTGATGAAGAAAAAAGATGTTTACACTAAGAAGCATGTGCAGGAGATTACAGATAAACAAGGATCGGTACAGCACGTAGATTGGTTAACTGACGATGAAAAGCAAGTATTTAAAACTGCGTTTGAGATCAACCAGAAAGCTGTGTTAAGATTAGCATCTGCACGTAGTCGATATATTGATCAATGGCAGTCGCTAAATCTGTTCTTTGCTGCAGATGAAGACCCTGCTTGGATCGCTGAAGTTCACGCTGAAGCTTTCCGTGATCCGAATATCTTAGCGTTATATTACATTTATACTCAAGCTGGTGTACAAGCCAGTAAAGGTGACAACTGTGAAGCCTGTATGTAAACTGAAAGGAAATAAATGAAAAATCTAGTTATCTTTAAAGCGCACTGGTGTAAACCTTGTGGCCTATTATCTAAAACAATTGAAAGTACTGATCTTGGTATTCCAGTAACTACCGTAGATATTGATGCTGACCCTACAGCTACTACTGAGTATAATATTCGTTCAGTACCTACGCTGTTGCTAATAGATGATATGCAAGTTGTCAGACGCAAAACTGGTAATCTGACAGTAGAACAATTGAAAGAGTTTGTACGATAAAGTATAGACGTAAAAATACCCCGTAAGTTCCAACTAAGGAGCCTACGGGGTTTTCTTTTATTTACGATAAGTATCTAGCTGATCTTTTACAGTATCATACTGCTGATAACATGCAAGTAAGTGCGTTTTTAATTCTTCGGTATCTCTAGCGAACCGGATAAGAAGTGCTGCATCATCTCTATATAATTGCGCTCCAGTAGCTCCTTGGGTGCTTTCTGCATTACAGGTATTTGAGGTAGAATTACTTGTGGTACTTCTTTCGGTGCGGTTACGCAAGCTTGCAATAGTAGCATTATACTTACGATCAATAGCTTTGATTTGAGCATCTTTTTCTCCTTTGATAGCTTGCACCTTATCTTTTAATTCAGATTCAGCTTTGAGGCTTTTAATCTCAAGTTCTTGTATTTTTTTATTATATATAACAACCTGTTCAGCAACTGCTTTATCTACGGCTTTATTAACTTGCCAAACATGAGTTAAGAATACTGCTGTAATTAAACTTATGATAATAATTATCTTAACCCACATTAATTGCATATTAATCTCCGATTTATTATTTACCAATACAAGTATTATATTCTTCAGTTCTACGTTTAGTTAATCCCGGTAAAGAGTTACCTTGAAACTTATCCCATTTTAGAATCTCTTTACAAGCACCTTCATAATCATATGCTATCAACTTCTTAGATAGTGTACTTTTACAAAATGCATTTGCACCAATATTGTAAGTAAGGGAAACATAAGCATCAAACTCATACTGATACATTTCAACAGGAGCACATCTTCTAACAGCATCTTCAAAGACCTCAACATGCTCACCAAGGCGCTTTAAAGAGGCTACAGGCGTTGTTCTCTGCCCTAGTGCTACCCTACTACCATCAGAGTTAGTTGTGCTGCCAAAACCGATTGTAGCGACATCTCCCGGTACTGGTATGTAAGCTGTATCTTTGTAACCTTCGTGAGATGCAATGCCAATTAAACCACCTGCAGATAACACAAGACCTGCAATTACTGCTCTAGTTTTATTCTTCATTCTACATCCTTTTGTGCAATTAATCTAGATATAAATGCACCAGATACTGCAACAAAACTTAATACGGCAAATGTACCTCTATCAAAATAATCAAAGAATAAAGGTAAGATAACTTCGCTTGCAGATAATACACCAGCTAGAATAATAAACTTAATACTCCAAGCTTTAGTTAGAATTTCTTTCCAGTTGGTATATAGTTTCATGTTACATACCTACAAACATCTTGAGTACGTTAGTAATGCCCATTGATTGAGCAAGTACAACTAATACAGCACCCATTGCTAGGTACTTAATTTGATTTAATGTCTTTTCTATACCAGTTAAAGAATTACGTAGATCGGTGGAGATATCTTGAAGTTTCTTTAGTTCTTCTGCATGATCTTGTACTCTTAGTTCTAATTTAATAACACGGTGTTCAATTTGCTCTGACATGGATACTACTTTCAATATAGCTATAATAGAAAGGACCACCCGAAGGCAGTCCAAATAATTATCTATTATATCATAAATATGTATTAAAATCAATGTTTTTAATTAGATTTCTTCTAAAGTCAAAGATGAAGAATACAAAGAATAGAACTGATGTGTCAATACGGATAAGTTATTAAACTTAGCATATATCTGATAGCTTTGTTCTTTTACAACATCAGTGTCTAAAGGAAATACCGATACAAATAAAGCTTTACGTAAACCATTACCTCTTATTAGACTTAACATTTTAGGTCTATCGTTTTCTGTAATAGAATCTAGGTTAAATGTCAAGGTTTTATGAATAGTACCATTTGATGTAATCAAATTTCCAGCTTCAGTTCTGCGTTGTTCACTGGTATCTAAATACCCTAGTTCAACACCAAAACTTGCATTAATAGAAGGCGACCAATATGCGCCACAGACAATACGACTAAGCTCAATATAACCAGCAGGATTTGTTGTATCTGAAATTATAACTTCCATTTTTCTTGCTGAAGTTACATCAAACCAACTTCGTGCATAAGTACCTCCACCGTAATTATAAGCATTTACACCTGTAGTAGAAATATTACTCCAACCACCGAACAAATCAGTTGGTGTATAAGCCCCTGCGTTTACAGCACCTGTATCTAACACAGGTGTAGTATCTGTAGTAAGCGTATACAGTTTAATTCTAATAGTAGCAGATGAAGTTATATTACAAAATGGTAAAATAACACAAGATAGAGATTGTGATGTAGTCCATGTTGCTGTTACAGTTGCTGTTGTTGAAGTAGACCTCCAGACCAAACCTTTAAGTTCTTTTTGTAGATTACTTACAGGAAAACCTGATGTTGTACTAGAGGCTGTTAATGTTGAAGAATCTATTACATTATCATATAGTATTCTTAAATTGTTTTGTGCCATAAATTTCCTTTAACCACAGATATAAATACAGGCTATCATTTTGATATCTGCAGGATTAGAGAAGACCGCAGCTTCTCTTGCTTTTGCAACTGTATAAGATCGAACTAAATCATCAGACTGTTTCATACCTTTTCCAGCTAGACTAGATGTTACAATTAAATCACCTGCAGCAATGTTTCCATTTTCACCGCAGACATTTATCTGACCTTCTCCTAGAGCATTGATTGATACTACTTTATATTGTGAATTCAGTTCATCAATATTGTATTCCGATTTTAATCTTAATCCAAAAACTTCTCGTGTTGTATCTTCAGTTTGTTTTTCATAGGAATATGATTCCCATAGAGCACTTGGAGACATTTCAACAATGGGTGAACTAGTATTAAATATACCAATTGCAACTTGGTTAGCTTGTGTTGATTTAGAGCATTTAAATAAACAGTTTGAAATATCTAGTTTATAAAATACCTCTTTATCTACAAGAATATCACCTACTTCAAAGTCTTCAGTTTTATCGATCAGTGCTTCGTGAATACCAGTAAAAGGTGCAGTACCGTCTGTGATCTTAATCTGACCACCACCTGATGGAGAATAAAATGAATATGCTCCGGGTGCAATCCAACCTTGTTTAGATGTAGACGTATTAAAGAACTTTGCAGCACCACCACCTGTTCCTCTATTATATACTTCTAGGCATTGTAGATTGTTAGAAGCCTGATCAAACGTAATTAGAGGATCAGTTGTGCCTGATACAGCAGATGATTCATAGACGAATAATCCCTCAAGACTACCTGCTGTTCTTTTGACAACCATAGCTGGTAAAGCTAAACCTCCAATGGACACCGATCCACCCCAACCTGTACCAGATATAGTACCACTAGTGATACTATCAGCACTAACAAATTTACCGTTTACTGTAATTTGACTACCATTATAAGTTATATTAGTTGTGTTATTACCAAAAGCAAAATTACCGTTTGCATATAATATACCACCGGAACCAGTCATTGTAGTACCACTAATTGCAGCAGTGTTAGATTTAAAATCACCTGTTACGGTCAAAGAACCTGTACTAGTAGAAATAGCCTGTAAATTACCAACTTTTAAATTACTTAAATAAGGGACATTCCAAACTGTATTATTAGTTGCTGGAGAATAAATACCGTCAGATTGATAAACAGATTCACCAGCTACAATCGTTGGTGCTGTAGCTTGCCATACTGTTCCTGTTCCCCAAGAACCGTTTGGTGGAAAACTTGTGCTTCCAGTTGTTGTAATAGTTGTTGGTGTTGTAGCTAAAGAACTTAATGTAGTTTTTGTGTAGCAAATTCTTGCAGAGTTTCCAGTAGTGCCTGTACCACCTACAGCACCTTGTTCCACAACAGGTGTTGTTTCTTCATCTAATTGAACAGTTGTACCACCAGCAAGATACAATCTTACTCTAACAAAGTTAACACCTGCAAGAATTGTATATGTATAACTAGATTGATCAACTGAAGAAGTATATCTATTTGTATAGCTAACACCATCTGTACTTGTTGATACAATAAATCTACCAGAATAAGCAGTTGGTGTTCCAGAACCAAGAGTTGAAAAAGCAGAGAAAGTAATAGTTGTTGGATTATATACACCAGTAGTACTTCTATAAATTGCAGCAATAGAACGAGTGATAGAATATACGGTAGCGTCTGCACCTTGAAAACTTGGTGTAATAGTTGCATCTGTAATCAGTTCC